CTTTTTTAAACGACGTTGTCCCTTAGATGGAGAATATAAATATGGAAAAAATTGGCGAGAAACTCACTGAGGGAGACTTTGATGCTAGAATCGTGATTGATGTCACTGGTGACTCTTTCATGGTGAAGCACACAGTGAACCTAGAGCTGGATCAGATTTACCTGATCTTTATAGCTGCGGTAGAATACATGGATGCTTTGGCAGACAGCTTAGATGCTGAACCACCAAAGTTCCTGAATTGACAGCTTGGAAAGACAAGCATTTTATTAACTTTCAAAGGAATTGAAAAATGAGTGATCTGAAACCCGTTAAAATCTCTGGTGAGCTTTTCTGGAACAAGTGGATGAGCGAATTCAATAAAGCTTTTAACACTGACAATGACCGCTATGAGTGCACGATCTGCAACATCTCTGACGAAGATGTAGCCAAGCTCACAAGCCTGGGTATTCGTGTGAAGTTCAAGGAATCTCAAGGTAACTTCATTGTTGTCAAGAGTAAGTTTATCTTCAAGCCTATGGACGCTGATGGTAAGACTGTTGCTGTTGATACCCTTGGTAATGGTTCCAAGTGTGAGGCTCTTGTGAGTGCATACAAGCACAAGATGAGTGCCAAGTATGGTAACGCTCCTAGCATTGTTGGTAACTCAGAGAAGACCTTTCTGACTGTTACCGAGGTGAAGACCTACGTGCCGGATGCTAAAGAAGATGACGACCTCATCTGAGCTTCCTAAAGTAGCTCTCATTGACGCAGACGTTATCGTTTATCGGGTAGCGTTTGCGTCAGAAGAGGAAACAGAGGAAATCTGTTTTGCAAGAGCTAAAGAACTCATCTTTGAAATAGTTTATACGGAACTTAACTGCGATGACTACAGAGCCTATATCACCGGTAAAGGGAATTTTCGGGAAGTGGTGGCGACAACAGCACCCTACAAAGGAAACCGAAAAGACTTCCAACGACCAAAGCACTACCATGCCCTCAGAGAGTATCTCAAGCGACTCGGAGCAGAACTCGTTGAAGGACAAGAAGCCGATGACGCCATCGCCATCCAAGCGCAAGAAGGGAACTACTGGATAGTTTCCATTGACAAGGATTTCGATCAAGTCCCTGGCTGGCACTATAACTTTGTGAAGAAAGAGAAGTATTACATCACTGAAGAAGAAGGAATGCACAACTTCTATATGCAGATTCTTACAGGTGATCGTACTGACAACATTATCGGAATCAAAGGTATTGGGCCAGTAAAGGCTGAGAAGATTCTTAAAGACTGTACAACTGAAAGGGAATACTATGATGCTTGTGTTAAAGCATATGATGGCGATATTGCAAGAGTTACCGAGAACGGAGTACTTCTGTGGTTAAGACGATACCCAGACCAGCTCTGGCAACCTCCTTTACCCTTGCAGGATTCCAGTGGACAGTCAGGTACGTTGAGGGACTTTCAGAGTACGGAATCTGTGATCCCACCAACCAAGAAATCAGAATCAGAACAGGAATGAACGAGCAAATGACTCAGCAAACCTTCTACCATGAGTTGGTACACGCCATTATGTTCACAATGGGTAAGACCAATCACGATGAAGAGTTCACTGATGTGTTTGGATCGTTGTTACACCAGTATGAGAGGACTAAGAGTTGAAAACAAGTAGTGCAAAGGCAAAGGGACGTAACCTCCAGAAATGGGCTGCTGCAAGGCTCCTAGAGTACGCACCAGAGCTTGAAGGGGATGATGTCAAGTCTACGTCCATGGGAGCCTCTGGAGAGGATGTAATGCTCTCTCCTGCTGCTCGTAGGATCTATCCTTGGCAGATTGAGTGCAAGAGTTACGCTCGTATCGCTGTTTATGACTTCTACAATCAGGCTTGCTCACACGGCACACATGAGCCTGTTGTCTTCATCAAACAGAACCAGTGTAAGCCTCTTGTGATCGTGGATGCTGATTACTTTGTAAGGAACTTCAGGAATGGAATTCAGACTAATCAAGGAAAATGAGGATGGTTCAGCAGACTATACGTTGAACCTATCCACACAAGAGCAAGAAGATATTATTCGTAGTGTAATTTTAAAAGCACTATTTGAAGCAGAAAAGGATGGAACTAAGTATGACCCAAGTGAACTTGATCTGGGTGACCCCACAAGCGGAGGAGAAGATAGCGTACATGGCTCGGGTATCCAACCCAGCGAACCAGAACAACTCGAACTCTTCCCCGAAACTCTTAAAGTATCTGGTTAAGAACAAGCACTGGAGTCCGTTTGAGATGGTCAATGTCTGCATGGAAATTGAAACAACCAGAGACATTGCTCGTCAAGTATTGAGACACCGAAGCTTTAGCTTTCAGGAGTTTAGCCAGCGATACGCAGAAGCCTCAGGCTTTGTTTACTCTGAAGCCCGTACACAGGACACACAGAATAGACAGAACAGCTTTGAGACTGATGATCGTCACCTAGCCTACTGGTGGGAAGGTGCTCAGCGTAGGGTCTTATACGATGCTGAGTTTATGTATAAGTCTGCTCTTGAGAAGGGGATCGCTAAAGAGGTTGCTCGTAAGCTGCTCCCTGAAGGATTGACCAAGTCAAAGATGTACATGAACGGAACTCTTCGTAGCTGGTTACACTACATCGAGATTCGTTGCGATAAGGCCACACAGAAGGAACATCGTGAGGTAGCAGAACAATGTAGGGATATAATCTTCAAACTGTTCCCTAGCATTAAAGAAGTCTTGAATGAGAGTTAACTTTATTAAAACAGACGATAATATCTACGTTGAGGTAGGTGCTCAAGTCATCGCTGAGTTACGTAAGCGGTTTGATGGTAAGCGATACTTCAGGTGCGTGGTTATCTATCCTCTGTCAGCGGAACAGTTGTCAGTTATAACTAGATACATGGAGGAACTCAATGGAACTTGATGAGTATTTTCATAACCTAAAGAAGGAACCTAAGATGAACAAAGATACCAAAGTGCATTTCTGCATCACTGAGGACAACAGTGACCTAGAGGAATTCCCTGACAAGCATTTTGAGATGACTAACTCCTATGCTGGCCCTCAGTGGATTGAGATCGTAGAAGATGTGCTGAAGATCGTTGAAGCTGCTTATGGGTATCCTATCCGTGAGAAGGTCTACTATGCTGTTGCTAATCCAATCTTTGACCATAACATCTCCCCTGCTCCTGGTCGTGAGTTGGATGCTCGTGTATTGATGGACTGCATCTATGAGCGTAAAGACCTTAACAACCATGGAGAACACAAGCCTTATGCGGATTCTAGTAATTCCTGATTGTCAAGTGAAAGAGGGTGTTCCTCTGGAGCACCTCTCTTGGGCAGGGCAAGCCATCGTAGACTATCGACCTGACGTAGTGGTGAACATTGGGGACTTTGCTGATATGCCTAGCCTCTCTAGCCACGATGTGAAGGGTTCCAAGTACTTTGAAGGCTTGCGGTATAAAACAGACATAACCACCGCAAAAGATGCGATGAAAATGCTGCTTAAACCCCTTAAGGATCTTCAGGCTAAACAGAAGAAGAACAAGGAAAAGGTTTATAAGCCTCGTCTGGTGCTCACCTTAGGGAACCATGAGAACCGTATTGACAGAGCTGTAAACAACAATCCCACCCTTGAAGGGCTGATCTCAACAAAGGACTTAGGCTATGAAGCAGACTGGGAAGTACACGATTTCCTTCATCCTGTTTTCATCAACGGTGTTGGGTTCAACCACTATTGGCCTGTTGGTGCTATGGGACGTCCGGCTAGTTCTCCTAGCGCTATCATTAGCAAGTTGCATATGTCTTGCGTTGCGGGGCATCAGCAGGGTAAGCAAGTCGCCTATGGTAAAAGAGCTGACGGAAAGCCTATTACAGCTATCGTTGTGGGCAGTTATTATCTACACGATGAGTCTTATATGGATCAGCTTTCTAACCGTCATTGGCGTGGTCTTCTTGTTATGAATGAGGTACAAGATGGTCACTTTGATGAAATGTTCCTGAGCATTGAATACTTGGAGAAGAAATATGGACGCATGGACACCTCTAACAACTGAGGAATACATCAAGAAGGTTATGGAACAGGAAAAGCCCCAAAAAGGTGCAAATACCAAGCAAGTGGCAGGGAGTCACTATAGTGACAAAGAAATACAGCCTTGGGACTATATTCATGCAAATAACCTTTGCTATTTTACTGGAAACTGCGTAAAATACGTGTCCCGCTGGAGAGACAAGGGTGGTATAAATGACCTCAAGAAAGCCATCCACTATCTTGAAAAGCTGATTGAACTAGAAGAAGGAAAATAATGCAGAATAAAACTATGACACCATACGCCACTTATATCGCCAAAAGCCGCTATTCCCGCTTCCTTGACGATAAAGGACGCCGAGAGCACTGGGATGAAACCGTGGCTCGCTACTTTAACTTTATGGAGAAGCACCTCAAAGACAAACAGAATTACACCCTGAGTCCTGCCTTGCGTTATGAGCTTGAGCAGGCTGTGGTTAACCTAGAGGTTATGCCTTCGATGCGCTCGATTATGACCGCAGGAGAGGCTTTGGAGCGTCAGAACATCGCTGGTTATAACTGCTCCTACCTGCCCATTGATGATCCTAAAGCCTTTGACGAGGCTATGTACATCCTCTTGTGTGGCACTGGTGTGGGCTTTAGCGTGGAGCAGAAATATGTTAACAAACTACCAGAAATTCCTGAAAAGCTGTACGACAGCAATACTACTATTGTTGTTAAAGACTCCAAGGAAGGATGGGCAAAAGCGTTGCGTCAAGTTATCGCCTTGCTTTACGCTGGAGAGATCCCAAAGTGGGATGTATCCGCAGTTCGTCCTGCCGGAACACGCCTTAAGACTTTTGGAGGACGAGCCTCAGGCCCAGAACCCTTGGTGGACTTGTTCAAGTATGTCACTAATAAGTTCAAAGGAGCTGTTGGGCGTAAGCTGCACACAATCGAGTGCCACGATATTCTCTGTAAAATCGGGGAAGTTGTTGTCGTTGGTGGAGTGCGCCGTAGTGCCATGATCTCCTTGTCTGACCTGGGTGATGATCGTATGGCTCACGCTAAGGCAGGTAACTGGTGGGATGGTAATGGTCAACGAGCCTTGGCTAACAACAGTGCCGTGTACGAGGTAAAGCCTGACGTTGGTCAATTCATGCGTGAATGGTCTAACATTTATGAATCACACTCTGGTGAGCGAGGAATCTTTAACCGCTATGCTTCAGAACTTCAAGCAGAAAAGAATGGTCGCCGTAACTTGGGCAAAGAATGGGGCACTAATCCTTGCTCAGAAATTATCCTTCGGCCTTATCAATTCTGTAACCTATCCTCTGTTATTGTGCGTAGTGGCGATACTATGGATACACTTCGTAACAAAGTACGTCTGGCAACTATTCTGGGGACTTTTCAATCGACCATGACTCACTTCCCATACCTGCGGAAGATCTGGCAGACCAACACTGAAGAGGAACGTTTGTTGGGTGTGTCTATGACTGGTATCTTGGACAATCCGTTGCTTAACAGCGCCTATGATGCTGATTTGCCTCAACGTTTGGAGGAATTGAAAAATGTGGCTATTAGTACAAATGCTAGCTTGGCTGACGATCTTGGCATCCCTGTGTCTGCCGCTATCACTTGCGTTAAACCGGAAGGTACTGTGTCTCAGCTCACTGGAACTGCTAGTGGTATCCATCCCCAGCATAGTAAGCATTACATTCGCCGTGTTCGTTCTGACAACAAAGACCCTTTGACGGACTTCCTCAAAGCTCAAGGATTCCCTTCTGAGCCTTGCGTTATGAAGCCAGACTCTACCACCGTGTTTAGCTTTCCTCAGAAGGTAGCTGATGGTGCGGTTCTACGAGAAGATCTGACCGCTATTGAGCACCTGGATCTGTGGCTGGTATTCCAGCGTCACTGGTGTGAGCATAAGCCTTCTGTGACCATCTCTGTGAACGAGAATGAGTGGCCTAAGGTTGGAGCATGGACTTGGGATCACTTCGATGAGGTCACTGGTGTATCGTATCTGCCCTACGATGGTGGTACGTATCGACAGGCTCCTTATGAGGAGATTACCCTTGGTGAGTTCCTGACGCTAACGCTGCGTATGCCTGACAACATTGATTGGGAGAAGTTCATCGAGGGAACTGACAATGTGGAAGGTGCTCAAATGCTTGCTTGTGTATCTGGAGCTTGTGAAATTGCCTTCTAAGGCTGTTGTACTTATGAGGATTGTGGAGATGATAACTTGTCTCCACATCATCGCTAACACTTGGAGGCATTGGTAATGTTAGTAGACTTTGAATTTAAGGCTGGTCTTGTGTTTGGTATTGAAGCGGATAGCATCTACGTGACTCCTCACGAAGAAGAACTACCTGACTTTGACACTGAACCTAACCAAGTTATTTACCTTCATCTAGGTATATTAACAATCTGTTTTATCTGGTAACTAAAAAGCCCTCGAAAGAGGGCTTCTTTTATGGTGTGCTCAGAAAGAGCGCTCTTTCATCGTTCCTTCGCTTAACAAGACCATTCAGTACCTTACCGCCTGCCTTAGTCCAGTCTAGGAAGCTTTCAGCAGCTCCTTCATAGTCACCACGGTTGTACTTCATCCGAATGGTGGACTTCTGTAGGTTACCTAGTCCCACATTAAAGCTAAAGCTGGTAAGAGCATCAAGGTGGCCTTGATTGCCAGCGCTATTAGGACACAATCGTAGAACGCCTCTGACAAAAGAGTCGAGATCTTTCTTAAGAATCGCATTGACTTCCTCCATTGTAAGCTTCCTATCCCAACCTTCAGGAATAGGTAGTTGTTTACGTTGTTCTAGAGGTACTTTGATATGATTCGGATCAATGACATGACCAACACCAACAGTCCACAACAGAGCAGGGCAACGGTATGGAAGCTGCCTAACCCCTTCATGGTGCTTAATCATCTCAATAGCTTTATCGCTAATCATTTTCCAAAAGCCCGACCACCAAAGTGGAATGCAATAATGGATGCAAACAACGCTTGGGTGTCATTATCCCACAACTGTTCGCTCATTTCAACAAAGGATGCACCACTGTTGTAACCGTGGATGAACAGTCCTAAATCAATCAAGACCAACAAGAGGAAGAAACCATAGGTAATCAGAGGCCTCACGAGTGCACGAGCGTTCTTCACCCACTGAGAAGTACCCTCATTTAGGCTCATATCGTGGGCATAGATGGCTTGCATCTCAGCCTGCTGAGCACCGATGATGGCTTGGCTAGTCTCAGCCGCACTGGAGGTCTTGATCTCATCTAAGCGGATCTCCTCCACCTTAACCTGAGCAGCATAGCCCTTCTCAAGCATGGCAAGCTCTCGCTCAGTCTGCATCTGTGCAAGCTGAAGCTCGTGTTTCTTGTCTGAACGATCCTGGAAGAAATCCAGAAGCTTAGGCAAGCCTCCCATGAGAAAAGAGATGAGGGTAGATAGTAGAGTCAACATTAGTCTTCCTTTCGACAAACTTGTTCGTATTGATGTTTAAGAGCTTCTATTCTCTTGTCTTTATAAGTGTTTGAGCCTTTAGCAATCTGAATCTCTGTGTATAGAAAACCTAGAGTTATCACTAAAGCCACGATAACAGTCCATGATGCAACTAAGCCAACCATAGCCGAAGTAAGCCTTCGTTGTGTCGCTTTATCGACCACAATAACAGGCTGAGGAATATTGTAATTATTAGGAGCGCCACGGCCCATATCACCTGATTCTCAATAAAGCTAATGAACTCCCGCTTACGGAAGGCTGTCTGTTGGTCTTTAATGCGTTGATTCTCTCTGGCTAGTTCCTGCTCCTGTATCATTTGCTCACGCATCTTCTCAAACCTGCTCCAGAGATCCCCTAGCTCTGGGGGAGTATTCCAAGTCATCTCCTGGCGTATCTCTGCATGCATTTGCTCTAGGCGTGTGCGGATAAGGACTCGGTTTAAGGCTCTCTTGCCTAGAGACTCGTCACCTGAGTAGACTATCTTGGATTTACGCTCTTCTTCCCAGAATGCTTGTTCAATCTTGTCAAAAGCATCGAAGAAGTTACCAAGGTTCTCTCCAATCCTACCAATAACGTCATTAGGATCAGCAGAGGCCGCAGCCTTGACCTCTGCCTTCTTCTCTTCTATCTTCTGTGCCTGCTCTTTAGAGACTTTCTTGCCTGCGAACTGCTTGTTAATGTCATCAAGTATCTCTTTGACGTTACCAGCAGCTCCTTTCATGTCCTTATAGAGCTGACAACCTTTCTTGACTGCTGCTACGGCTCCATTAGCCATAGCCAGAAGAGTTAGAGGATCCACACCTTATTGAGACATTGCACCACCAAGAAGACCTTGGTATTTGTAGTTAGGCTGTTCTTTAATGGTTCCTGAGGCTACCCCACGGATCAAATCCTCTACTTGTCGTTTCTTCAACGCACCAAGTAAAGACTCAGAAACAATACCTCCACCTGCCAAAGCACCGCCAATAACAGGATCATAAATAACAGCCCCGCCTGTGGCCCCTGCTGAAAGATGGCTCTTACGTGGGTCAAACCTAGCAAGAATTGACAATACGTTTTCAACAGGCCCTCCGCCTACCACTGATTTCATGGCGTTAAGTTCAGCGGTTGTAAACATATTACGTTTACCTTTATTAGCTAAGACACCTTCCAACTGGGTTCTGATGAGATCAGCATCTGATTTCTTAGGGTTTTCTGCCCGCATCTGAGCAACATCAAATACGTCTTGTATTACCTGAGCTTTACTGGCTGCTCTCCAATCTTTTCGTGCTGACATAACCGCTTGGACAGCCTTATCAAGGCCTTCTTTTCCAGCAACAATATCTTTACCGTTTAGGCTAGCAATATAGTTATCTATACCATCAACCATCACTTTACCAAGTCGTTTAGTGTTGGCGTCAACATCGCTGGACAAATTAGAAGCAATAGACCGAAGTTTTTCAATTTTATTGAAAGATACGTTATCGTTACCAACAATTTCTTGGAATGTCTCCAAAGCATTGGCAATTTTAGTATCTGTTTTAGGAATAAAATTACTATTAGACAGATCTGTTTTGATCGTGTTAATCATTTCTGTTGCGCTCTGAGGCTTAACAGTGATTCCTGCTTCATCCATCTTTGTGTAGTTAGCTGAAGCCCTGGCTCTGATTTCAGGAATAGAAAAAGTCTCAACCTTAGGTTCCAACATTCGTCCTGCTTTGCCTGCGGCCCCACCTGCGACCAAAGAAGCGCCTGTACCTGCCAAGAATCCAGCCAAAGGATTACCAGTAATATCGGTCACTGTTTCAGATACAGGCTGAGCAACAGCACCGCCAGCGGCAGCAGCAGGGAT